AGCATCAGGCGATTAGCAGGGTATCAGTTACCCGTTGAAATTTTTAAATGCCTCACAATTCAGGCGGTTGACTGTTGTCTGGTTTGCGGGGAGTTTGTTAAAAGAAACTGGCATGGTGAATCCCCCTGTGCGGAGGGGCAATCAGCAACTGGTGTTTTGTCACCGACCCTTATCCTTTCTGTGCGGGTTCAGGTGCTGATACTGAACTCACCGGGAGGCACCCGGCACCATGCAATGGCACATAGCGCCACTCTCCAGCCCCTCTCCGGAGGGGCTGTTTATATTGATTTTGTCAGATGTGAGTAAACTCCTTATGGACTTTGTTGTTTTAGTCCATAAGGACATATTTGCAGAGTGCAACGGTTATTAAAGCATTCATTCAATACGTTATCTGTATTTGTAGGGCATTCCTGGCTGTTTTTGATTAAATTCCAGAATTTTTTATTGAATGGTACTACGTTGTAAATGGTTACAGGTAGCACTTTGTTATTGAGCATGATACCTGTGTGAGTCAGTGTAAATATACTTTCAGGAGGTAAGAAAGCATCCGATTGATACCAGATTATTAATTTTATTTTACTCCATATGACTGAAAAAGATATTCCGCATGATGGCTGGATAACTGTATCAATCACAATCCACTTCATTTAGTTTCCTTGTTTATGTCTTGCTGGTGATGTTCTGAAAAGTATAAATGATATTTTTGAATGTAAACCATAGAGCAGAATTATTTTTCTGATGTTGTTTATTGTTTATTTAAATGCAGGGTGGTTTATATCTCGTCTTGTAGTTTACCCATGCATATCTGCTTGATGATGAGGTTTTTATTTAAGGTATGGTTTTGTGTTTTTTCTGTATTACATGTCAGGTATTTTAAAGAATTATTTTTCAGATGGTGGAAAGAACCATGGCATTTAAACACTATGATGTTGTCAGGGCGGCATCGCCGTCAGACCTTGCGAAACGACTGACACAAAAACTGAAGGAGGGGTGGCAGCCATTTGGCAGTCCGGTGGCCATCACGCCCTATACCCTGATGCAGGCCATTGCGGCGGAAGGTGATGTCACCACACCTGTGGTGGTGAAGCCGTCGGATGGAGAAGGCGCAGTTATCAGCACCACCAGCAACCCGGAGTATTACTTTGTTGTTGCCCTGGCCGGGCAGTCAAACGGTATGGCGTATGGTGAAGGGCTTCCGCTGCCGGAGACATATGACCGTCCGGACCCGCGTATTAAACAGCTGGCGCGTCGCAGCACTGTCACGCCGGGTGGTGCGTCCTGTAACTACAATGACATTATTCCTGCGGACCACTGCCTGCATGATGTTCAGGATTTGAGTAAGTTTTCACACCCGAAAGCCAGCGCAGCTCAGTATGGATGCGTGGGGCAGGGATTACATATCGCGAAGAAATTGTTGCCGTTTATTCCGGCGAATGCCGGTATTCTTCTGGTTCCGTGCTGCCGTGGTGGTTCTGCATTTTTGGCGGGCGATGAAGGTACCTTCAGCGAATCCACCGGCGCAAGCGAGACCTCGGCACGCTGGGGTGTAGATAAGCCACTGTACAAGGACCTGCTTACCCGTACTCAGGCCGCACTGAAGGCTAACCCTAAAAATATTCTGCTTGCAGTGGTCTGGATGCAGGGCGAGTTTGATTTGAAACAGGGTGCATACGCCACTCAGCCGGGGCTGTTTGATTCCATGGTGGAAAAATATCGTTCTGACCTGTCGGAATTCGGAGGTCAGTGTCTCGGGGGCTCTCCGTCATCGGTTCCCTGGATTTGTGGCGACACGACCTACTACTGGAAGCAGACTTATTCTTCGCAATACGATGCGGTGTATGGTGCATACAAGACGAAATCCGCAAAAAAAATCTTCTTTGTGCCGTTTATGACGGATGAAAACGGGCGAAATGTGGGTACCAACGAGCCGTCAGAAGATCCGGATGTTGCGGATATTGGGTATTACGGAGCCGGTGGTCGAACGGACGCCAAAACCTGGACGACGGCCGACCGTAAAACGCATTTTGGATCATGGGCACGTCGTGGGATTATTTCCGACCGTCTGGCAACGGCGATTCTTGTGCATGCCGGGAGAACCGCTGAATTCATTACCGGAAAACAGCCTGATACGGTGAAGCCCACCGGACCTTCCGGTGAAGGTACGGAGAGAGAGCCGGAAGCCCCGGTCAGTAACCGAACCCTGATGAGTCTGCTGGCGTCCGGCGAAGACCTGGCATCACAGGGCTGGCGCTATTATCACAAACCGGCGAGCGGAGACAATGTTAACAAAAACATTGCTGAAGCGGTGGTCAGTGATGCGGGGGCTACGGGAGGTAAGGCCCTGCAACTGAATAAACCGGAAAACCACATCTGGTTTCTGGAGCATGATGCAGCCGGACAGGGAGTGGAGTTACTGAAGAAGGGGGGACGTGTGAGCGTACGGTTTAAGTTGCCGGGTTCACTGGTGCCGAATCGGTTTGCCCTGGGCATTTACTGGCAGTTGTCGTCCCTGCCGGAGGGAGTGACGCTGGCAGAGGAAGGCAACGACATGCTGATGTCCTTCTTCCTGCAGACGGATGCGACGAACCTGAACGCGATGTACCACAAGAAGCCGAATGCGAAGCTGGATACGTTCGGGGTCTTTGATAACGGATGGCACACACTGGCTTTTGAGTTTGCCGGAAACAACAGCATTCAGGTGACGCCGGTACTGGATGAGAAACGGGGGACGCCGTTCACACTGGTGAAATCTCCGGCATCAGGGGCGGCGGACAAACTGCAACTGACAGGCATATCAAAGGCGGCGACATATACGCTGCTGATTGACAGTGTGAAGGTGGAAGTGAACAACGCGGATGCCGCGGCATGATAAAAAAAGCCGCCAGCGGCAGGAACGGAAGCTGGCGGAGGTAATCCCAATGGAGAATCTAACGAAAGGATGCTTTCGACATCAATCATTTCTAAATGAAAACAGTTCTCATTGTCAACCATAACGGTAAGAAACTATGACATTTATTCATCAGGTGATGCTGTACTTCTGTACGGCGGTCTGTGTGCTGTATCTTCTTTCGGGTGGGTACAGGGCAGTGCGCGATTTCTGGCGCAGGCAGATTGATAAAAGGGCCGCAGAGAAAATCAGCGCCAGTCAGTCAGCCGGAGCAAAAACAGAAGCCCCACTCATTCCGGAACAACCTTCTTAATAACCCCTTTCAACGAGAAAATCCTATGTCAGAAATAAAATCGCTGGTCACTGCTGAGGCAGTGAAGGAAGTCCTGCGCTCTGAAGAAGTCCGGAGCGCACTGAAACAGCAACTTCGGCAGAACCTTGAGGCGCGTCTTGATGCAGAAGTGGATGCCATTCTGGATGAATTGCTTGGTGCACAGCCGGAACCATCCCCGGAACTGCTTCCGGAACCACAGGCGGAAGATGTCACCACGGAAAATGGTGATATTCAGCCGGAGCCACCGGTGACGGATATGACAGACACACAGCCAGAATCGGGCACAATGCTGTAACGGTGAGTCAGGGTCATCAGTAAAGAGCTGGTGGCCCTTTTGTTGTTGTGAGCTTCCGAGTACGGGAGACGGGGTATGTACCAGATGGAAAAAATCACAACAGGTGTGTCATACACCACGTCAGCGGTGGGAACGGGCTACTGGTTCCTGCAGTTGCTGGACAGGGTTTCCCCGTCTCAGTGGGCGGCAATAGGCGTGCTGGGGAGTCTGCTGTTTGGGCTGCTGACATATCTGACTAACCTGTATTTCAAAATCAGAGAGGACCGTCGTAAGGCAGCGCGGGGAGAGTAAGGCGATGAATAAACAATACGAACTGGTTGTTAAAGGGATAAATAATTACCCGGATAAGATTACTGTTACTGTGGCACTGGAAATTGGTGGGTATCCGTCACTGTTGTTGCCAGATGTGGCGATTAGTCTTGACCGTACTGAAGGTGCCACGCTGGAATTTTACGAAGCTGAGGCGAAAAAGCAGGCGAAGCAGTTTTTCATGGATGTTGCTGCCGGGTTATGTGAAGGGAACGAACCGTTGCCGGAAAAGCGCCCCGTAATTTTAGAGGCGCAGGATGTGTTGATAACCTACAGAGGAAAACTACCGGGAATAATTACTGGTTCTCTGAAGACGCCACCGACGGCATTGCGGTCAGAAAACGATGATATTGAATCACGCATTGAAAAACTGGAGTGCTATATCGCTGAATTGAAAAAAAGCACCCCAACAAAAAATGAGGTGCTTGCAGCAGATGAAATGAAAGAAACTATTCTTGATCGCGCGGCGCATCTAAGCTGCGCTTCACTGTTGAAAGAGCATCTTCAGCAGCCTTGAGGAATCTTTTATCATCACGAGCAACTGTCTTTGGTATTTCTTTAATTAGATGTTCCATTTCGGCGATCAGGTAATCTGACACAGCGTTATTTTTACTTAGTGCATCCATTGCTTTGATTATCTTTGCGAGGCAGCCATCTCGCATTGTTGAGTTTACGCCAGTGCCCACCACTGGCGGGCTGAAGACTTAACATATCCAGGGATTCGGAACCGATAAATCCTGATAAATATCCATGAGCGCAAAAATCAGATACGGCCTGTCGGCTGCCATTCTGGCGCTGATTACTGCAGGCGCATCTGCGCCTGACATTCTCGACCAGTTTCTGGATGAAAAAGAAGGTAACCACACCACAGCATACCGTGATGGTTCTGGTATATGGACCATCTGCCGGGGTGCCACGGTGGTGGATGGCAAACCTGTCGTTCCGGGCATGAAGTTGTCGAAGGAAAAATGCGACCAGGTTAACGCCATTGAGCGTGATAAAGCGCTGGCGTGGGTGGAGAAAAACATCAGAGTGCCGCTGACCGAACCCCAGAAAGCGGGGATCGCGTCATTCTGTCCGTACAACATTGGTCCCGGTAAGTGTTTCCCGTCGACGTTTTACAGACGAATTAATGCTGGTGATCGCAGGGGAGCATGCGAGGCGATTCGCTGGTGGATTAAGGACGGTGGCAGAGACTGCCGTATTCGCTCAAATAACTGTTACGGTCAGGTATCCCGTCGTGACCAGGAGAGTGCGCTGGCGTGCTGGGGAATTGACAGATAAGCAGAATATTTTGCTGAAAAATGCGGTTTGCTCACACGGGCGGATAACACGAAATCCTGCGAACTGACAAAAACTAAGTGAATAAAAGTAAAAACCCCGTTTGTTGGCTGCAAGCGGGGTTTTGTGTTTCTGACCTTGGATAAGGCAAGGGAGAACATGGAAAAGTATAAACGAATTCTGTTGAGGTTGACTATGAAAAA